GACACGGTGCCGCCCCATGACGGGTCGTCGGCGAGACGATCGATGACGGCCTCGACGAGCTCGGCGCAGCCCGCCTGCGCTGTCTCGGGGGACTGTGACGTCACGGACCACCAGACGTCCGCCGCCACCTGATAGGAGCGGCGGCGCATGCCTCCCGCGCCGTTGAACGCGATGCGCTCATCGGGAAGGCCGGCGAGGTGGACGAGCACGGCAGGCATCGCCACCCGCGACGGCTCGCCCAACGCGGGCAGCCACGCCTGCACGGTCTTCGCCTGGGCGAGAACAGCGGGGCAGTCGAGCCATGAAACGCAGGCGTCGATGACGGCCTGCGGCCCCGACACGTCCGCCATCAGTCCTCAGACTTCGGCTTGCGGGCCGGCGCTTTGGCTTCGGTCCAGCCGAGCTGACGGAGCTCGTGCTCGAGCGCCGGATCGTCGACATCGGACTCGGGGCCGGCAATGTGCATCGTGCCGATGGACACGGCGATGACGCCTTCGGGTGCGCGCAGTCTCATCTCAGGGAACTCCTCAGGATGGGAACGAATCTCCGCATCAGGCGACGGCGTGCCACTCGTGCGCGGCGGCGACCTCGGCGGCGCGGGCCTTCCACGCCCCCGCCAACGACGTGTCCAGGACGGGGTCCCGCTGGTCCAGGTCACGGAACGCGATGCCTCGGGCGATGTCGATCGTCGCCTCGCGCAGCACGTCCGGCACTACGGCGAATCCGGCGGTGTAGGTGACGCGGCATGTCCAGCCGTCGTTGTCCTTGCTGCCCGACGGCAACAGCAGGAACCCGTGCGAGCCCGCCCACAGCGTCCCGACGCTGCCCGCCGTGACGGTCTCCTGCAACGTCCCGTCGGGGTCGTAGAGCAAGCATCCGGTGACGGTCATGGCCCACTGGTCGACGCATGCGGTGGGCCGGTCGGACCCGAGCCGCACCTTCCTGTCCCCCCGCAACATGATGTTGCGCGTGCAGGTATGCGTCTCCAGCGGCCACTCGCGGCAGAGCAACCGGTCGAGATACCGGGACGCGGCGTCGAGACGATCGAGCATGCGTTCTGCGTCGTCTTCGTCAGGGCCGAGATGGCCTCCGGTGGCGACCCATTCCTCGGCGGTGACGTACGCCATCGCTGGTCAGCCTTCGAGGGCGTCGAGACGAGCATCGACCGCTGCGAACAGCGCAGCAACGTCGCTGCCTCCCAACATGAGGGTGCCGGACACGGACACGTTGTGGAGAAGCACAGTGTCCGTCGCCGGGTCGTACGCGATCGCAGGTTCGGTCACCGTCGCTACCGACGGTGCCGGGTAGTCGCGGCTGGTGCCGCCAGCGTCCGCTCCGGACGGCGGACAGACAGGAACGCCGGACACGTCCGTCCACGTCCCGGTCGCAGAGTCCCACTGGAACGCCGGCTCCACCGCCAAGGCGAGCGTCGGGTCGGCCGAGAGGTCGCCGGTCAGGTGCGCCTCGAGTTCCGTCCAGGGCCGGTTCGACAGGCACGTGCTGGCGACGCCGCCGTCGGTGAACAGCGACAGGTGCAGGTCCCCGAACGTCGACCAGCCGGTCAGGTCCTTGTACGCCTGGTAGGTGTCGTCGAGGTCCGCTGCCGTCCAGACAGGAAGCCACTCGGCGCCCTCCTTCAGGACGACGCGCAGAGCGGATTCGCCCGGCTTGCGGTAGTCGACGCCGCCGTATCGGCGGGGTGACACGGAGAACCGGACACGGTCCGGCGTTTCGCCGGGGACGATCACACTCATCAAGGCACCTCACGGAGAAGAAGTGGAGGGGGGTGGGGCGGGGCAGGACCTGAACGGGGGGAAGGTCCTGCCCCGCCAGCCCCTATTCCGCCTTGCGGCGTCCTCGCCGCACAGCCGCCTCGGGAGCGGCCGCGTCGGCTGCGGTCTCGACAGGGACGACACCGAGCCGTGCGAGCTCGGCGTCGACCTGAGCGGCGCGGTCCTTGCGGCCCTGCGCCAGGTACATGTCCCGCTCTCGTTGGAGAGCGGCAGCCCAGTCGGCGTCCGACATCAGAAAGTCGGGGTGACGAGGCCGGTGCCGCCGATGACCGCGGTCGACGCCGGGTAGCGGGCCGCGGTGAAAGCGATGTAGCCATACACCTGCAGGCGCACCGTGAGGTTGCCGGAGAGAACCTCGGGCAGGACACGGGACCGCACCGCGGACTCGTACAGCACCAGGTCGCTCGCGGCGAGGACGAGGATGCGGTCTTCGTTCGTGCCGGCACCGAGGTTCGCCGGGACGTTCGGGTCCGTCACGATCGGCAGGCCCTGCATCGACCCGACGACGGTCTGCGACGCGACATCAGCGAACGTGCCGATCGAGTTGAACGCATTGCCATTCGGAACGACGAGCGGACGGGTCGACGAGTCGAGAGCGGCGAGCATCCACGCCCAACGGCGCGGGTGCATCACGATCACGGACGGCGCTTCGAACCGGGTCGTGTGGATCTGCTGGATCGCGTCAGCGACCTTCGGGTACAGCTCCCCGACCGTCGGCGACGCGTCGGTGTAGGTAACCGAGATGATCGACCCGGTGTTCAGGATCCCGGTGCACTGCCCGGACGAACCGGAGCCGTTGAGGACCTGCAGATCGACCTTGGTGGCGTAGTCGCGGGCGAGGTCGCCGAGAACGATCTGGTCGAAGTTCAGCGGCGACTGGTCGATGAGCTGGATCGCCAGGTCCTGCTGACCGGCGACCGTGCGGACAGGCACCGAGATGCTCGTGTCCGACAGGTCCGTCTCCTGCACCGCAGCGTTGTCCGCAGTCTGGATCGCCGTAGCGGTACCAGTCGCGACCTTCGGGATGTTGATCGAGTCCGTCCCGGGCGGAAGCGGCACGTTCGTGACGAGGTCCGCGGTTGCCCTGCGGGCGCGGGCGAGCTCGATGAACTGGCCCATGAGCCAGGCGGGCGGAACGAAGTAGCCGCCGGTGCCGTCGGTGCGGTTCAGGTCGCGCTGTTCAACAGCTACTTCCTGGGCGTGTCGGGCGAGACGGTCGCGGGCGCCGTCGACGTCGGCCATGTTCGCTGCCGGCATCTGAGCGGCGACGAGGTCCCGGAAGTAACTCGGGCCGTCGTGGCGCTGCTCGTACGTGCGAGGCTCGGCCCGCACCACAGCGGGCGATACTGCCGCTGCGGGTGCAGCCGGGACGGCCGGTGCCGGGTCGGTGTCGGGCACGATCTCCCGCGCAGCCTCCGCAGCGCGGTCGCGTTCCTCGACGAACGCGTCGAGCTCGGCGAGGCGGGTCCGCATCGCGTCGAGGCGGGCACGGTTCTCGCTGACGGTCTGGTAGTCCTCGGCGGTGAAGTCGCGCTCTTCGGCTTCGGCTTCGGCCATGAGTTGTTCGGTGGAGGCGACGAGGTCTCGGATTTCGCGTGCGAGCCTGTCTCGCATGGACTCAGGCATGACGTCTCCTTGGTGGGAATGGTTCTTGCTGTTTCTGCAAGTGGTGCCCTGGCCGAGTGGCACGTGGCCGGGTCGGCGGGTCCGGGTTGCAAACCTTCAGGCGCTCCAGATGGCGCGGGCCGCCTCCAGCGCAACCGGCAGCACCGGCTCCTCGGCAGCGGGAGCGGGGAGTGGGGTGAGTGCTGCGCGGATGGCAGCAACGGCAGCGTCGAAACCGCGGGCCTCGACCAGATCCTGCGCCGCCGACAACAGTTCGGCGGACGTGTCGTCGTACCACGGGTACGTCACGACAGACACGTCCCAGAGCTTCACCTCGCGCAGCTCCCGCACGCCGCTGTCGGTGCTGGTCTCCTGGACCGCCTCGAACCCGAACGACATCTGGTCGATGTCGCCGCGTTCAAGCGCTGACCGGAGTTCCTGCACGGTCGGGTTCGCCGGATCCAAGGACGCCTCGACCGCAAGCCCGGTCGCGTCCGACGACAGGGACAGCGTCCCGGACTTCGTGCGGGCCAGCGGCACCCCAGCATGGTTCACGAGGAGCCGCACGTCCGCGCCGCTGTTCAGCGTCCGGGCGAACGCGCCAGGCCGAATGACCTCGCCGTGCGCTTCGCTGTCGAACAGCGCCGCATACCCGCGGATCTGCACTCCGCCCGACTGGTCGGCGCGGCATTCGAACGGGGTCGTGACGGTGCGGCGTTCACGGAGTCGGGCCATTTGGCACCTCGGCAATCGGCGAACTGGCAGGGGGAACAGCAGCAGGCGAAGCGGCCGGGAACATGTCGCCACCCGGAAGCGGAGGACGCATCTCCTCGGCCCTCGCCTCATTCGGGGTCAACACCTTCGACCGCACCCCAATCTCGTAAGCCTGAAAACGGGTGAGGAGGTCAGCGCGGAGGAGCTCGTCGACGTCGAACCGGATCCGCTGCGGCCGCGGCAACAGGCGCGACACGCCATCTTCGAGACGGACGAGCCAGCCCTGCGCGCCGTAAGTCAAGTAGTCCCGGGCGCGCTGCTCCCGATTCGCATACGTCACCGAACCGGTCCCATCTGGGGCGGCACCGATCATCTCCGGCGGCACACCCAGCAGCCGACAGATCTGCGTGACCGTGAACCGTTCCGACTC